TCTGATTGGTCCAGTGTTGATTTATCGGTATCTGGTGCATTGGGGATTGTAAAACCCGCCATTAGTATCCTTTACAAAGTGTCGTAAATATTTCCACTCTTACGCAGGTAGTCGTACAAATCTTTTGAGATATTGAATCGTTTTCCATCTACAAAATTATACACTTCCTTGCCCCAGTACATTTTCCAAGTTCCCTTGATACGGGCTTGAACTAGGTTACTACCTTCTGTTGGAACAGGAATTGCAACTTCAATTTCATTATTTTCTACTTCTTCAGCAAATTGTTGTGTTTTACGTGCCATGTTTTCTCCTTATGGTTGGACACTTACAAGTATAAAGGGCCAGTGGGTAAGTCCCACTGGCCCTTTAATTAATTACCTGAGATTATCAGGAAGCGCCGATTGCGCCACCCTTGGTGTTGATAAGCACTCGGCTTTCGTGAGTGATTACTCCGAAGCCCCAGATTGCGTACCAAGCAAGACCATGCTCACGACCAAAGTCAATGACGCCACCATCTCGCAACTCAACTGGCAAAGCAATTGCTTGACCAAATGCGTTGTCACCAATCATCATCGCGTTGTACGATGTTGAAATTGGGTCCAAGTTTCCTGCAACACCTGGGCTAAGGTCTACAACATCTGTAGATGCTTGACCTTGAAGCACTTGTGTTGTTTCAATGAACACAACGTCGTAGAGACGACCAATTTCACCAAGCATGAAGTTGCCTGGAGCAGCGTACTTAGTGACTTCAATAAATTCAGGCCAGTCACGAAGCGAACGGCTTTGTGATGGGTGAACGAAGCACACGTATGTGTCGCCAAGACGTGGGATGTTCTGACCAGCAAGTACTTCAACTGCGTCCTTGATAGTTGCAGGTGAGAGGTAGCCAGGAGCCGAAGCCGACCCAGCCGATGAGTACTCGTAAGGAGCAATTGAACCACGTGTTGAACCGTTGGTGTTGCGACCAAACACTACGCTTGGAGCAACTGCTGTGCCACCACCAAACGGAACACCTGCGCTGTAAAGCGTGTTACGTGCTTGAATGTCCATGGATTGTGCCATGTGACGACCAAGAAGACGCGAGGCTGATGCCATTACGTCATCAAATGCTGCGTTAAGCAACAATTCGGTGACAGCAACTGACTTGCCTTGTTCCTTTACGGTGATTTGAATCTGACTTGCCGAAAGAGCACTTGGCTCCATGCGAACGCCTTCAACCAATTCTGCACCTGCGTAATCGTCAGTTGTGAGGTTGGTGTAACGCATAAAGTTAACTGTCAAACCAGGCATTACGCCAAGTTCTGTTTTCTTTACTGCGAACTGTTCAAAACGAAGAACAGGCATTGCTTGGAACAAAATCTCTTTTGACCAAATCTGTTGAATTGCTGGTGAGAGTGTTGCATCACTTGAGTAACCAGTCGTTGTGATTGCCGACAGGTTTGCTCCAGTAACTGCACCACCCGCTGGGCCTGGATATGCCATATAGAAAATTCCTTTGTTAGGTATTTGTGGATAATTTATTTATTCTTTAAAAGTTCGTTAAAAACGACCCTTTGAAGAACGTGCGTTTAAAAGTTTCTCACGCATTTTTTGATACTGTTCCATTGACATATTGCGGATATCTTCCGCAGTTAACGTTTGCTGCTCCATTTGAGTTTCCATAGGTCCAACAGGAGGTGCTGTGACACCTACTGCCTTAAAGCGAGTTTGGGATTCCTCTCTCACTCTTTGGACGTTTTCTAGAATAGCAGAACTTGCGTCTTTGTACTGGTTAATTTTTAACTCAATTTCTTCTTCTGAAGAACCGCTAACCAAAGGCAAGAGTTGTGGAATAATGTATTCTTGCTCCTCTTGCAAACGACGGGAAATGTAGTTTTGAAGTTCTTGGTGACGTCGTTCTTTTTCTAAAAGGGCTGCCTGTGCCTGACGGTCACGCTCAATCTCTTCTAAACGACTTTTCCACTCATTTTCAACGTCGTTGATTTTCTTTGTAAACTCGGTCTCCTGTTTTAGGAGGAGTTCTTTTGCGCTTAATTCTTCAAATTCGCGTTGCTTACGAATTTCTTCTTCTTTACGTGCTGTTTCTTCGGCTTTTTTAATAGCCGCTTCTCGCTCTGCAGAAATGACTTTTAGTTGCTCTTCAAGCACTTTTGTTCGGGTATCCGATTCTTCAAGACGCTTGTACATCTTGTCTTTTTCTTGCTTACGGATTCCTTCAACGTCATCCTCAGTAAAGGTCTTTGTTTTTTGACCTGTAACTTTTGCGGACTCATCCATCATTGTTGCTGTTGCTTCTGCAAGGATAGTAACAGCGTCTTCTTCTTGCTTTGCCATAGGTATATACCTCTCTAGTTGGGCTTATATTGACTTAAGTAATAGACAGTTTATTCTTCGTCTGGATTACGACGCTGGGCAAACCTAGCACCGTAAGCCTTGCTAACCAATTGATTCATCAGGTCTGATTCTACAGGGTTAACAGCCGTTCCAGGCATAGAACCTTGAGAATTTCCTGCTGATGATACGTCTGACCCTCCAGCCGACGTAGCAACAGGACCTTCGTTATTAGGCAACATTCCTGTTGCCATCATAATTGCGGATTGTATTTGAGAATTAAGCATGGTCAAAGACCCTTGGTCAATAGCGTCATCCATAAGTTCTTCAAAGATTTCTTCCATCTTTTCGTTCGGGAACTCTTCACCTAACGTACGCAAAGCACCACGCTTAGACTCCAAGCCCAATGACATTTTGGCTTGTACTTCATTAAGTTTAATCAACACGTCTACAGGCAATGGGTCAGGCCAATGACATGTTGTTTTATACGTAAGAGGGTCAGCAGGGTCAAGTTGAAGCAAGTTATCTCGTTCTGGTTTTGCTGCTTTTTGAGAGTTATAAACTAACATTTCTGGTCTGAACATAGCGGCAGTACGAATAACAAGTTCGTTAATTCGTTCAAGACCTTTTGTAAAATGAATCTTTTTCATTTGATAACGATTCATCAAAGGCTGATATTGAATTGCTAAGGCGACACCAGAAGTATTAGATACTGGTTGGAATTGCCCTAATGCTGCCTCTGGAATACCTGTAATTTCATGCATTGTTCGTTTAATAAAATTAATATATTCAAGCGCTCCAGCCATTTCGCCGCGAGATTCAAGATTAAAAACGTTTGCATCTTTTGGCAAACCAGCCCAAACTTTCTTTGGACCTCGCTCAAGTTGGCTTGCCTTTGCACCAGTAATAATCGTTACAGGAGCAGCGTGATAATTAATGATGTCTGAAACTTCAGTCATCTTTTCATTTAATTCACGATTTAAAGGAATAATATCCCAAATATCTGATTGACCCCAAGGAGATGAAGAAATACTTACGTTAGCAATATGAACAACAGGTACGCTTCCAATTGCATTTGGATATTCGTCAATTAATTCATCGTTAATAAATTGTTGAATGTTTTCATCAGTAAGAATTTCTGTAAACGTATAAACCTGACGAGTGCCTTCAGCCGAAGTTCCCCAAAAACGATATTTAAGTTTAAATCTAATAATACGGTCACGGTCATGTGGATGGTATTCAGGAAAACAGTGCGCTGGGTTAAGTGGTATAACTCTGATGCGACCCTCATGTGGAATTCCAGCAGTATCTACGTAAGGTTCTTCGTAGGCTACTTTAACAAAACAATCACCAGTAACTCCAGCCAACTGTCCCATTTCCCACAAAACTTTGTGTTTGTTATTGTGAGTATTCCATACATCATCTAGAAGATGAGGAATGATTGCATTGTTTTGTTCTGGAGTTTTAAATTGAACTCCTTTGCCAAAACAAAAATTGGTTATATAGTCCGACATAGTACGGACATAATTCATGTAAAACTGAGATTCACCCATCTCACGGCGATATGACCAATGGTGTCCTAAGTACCACGCCCAAGCAGACGAATATCTGTTTAGACGTGGACCGTGGACTTCAAATTCTTCATCGGCTAACTCAACAAGCCCTAAAGGGCTAATAGCAACTGTTAAGTCACTAGCAGCAGCACGATAAGAAGGTGACCAAAAGTCAATTGCCATTTAAAAACTTACTTCTTTTTGTTCTTTGGAGCGGCTTTCTTAACTGCAGGAATCTTGGCAACGGAAGTTGGTCGTGCAACTGTTTCCTTAACTGCGGCTTCAACGACTTTGCTTTGTTTGGCAAAAAAGTTAGCAATTTGAGGGTCTCCAATTTTAGTGCTAAGCACGTTAAGCACATACAGAATAGCAGGTAAAACTACTACGTTAAGAGCAGGGTCAACTTCCCATGTGGACATGAGATACGAAACAACGCCAATTGCTCCACCTTTAGTTGCAACATCTTTAATATCTACTACGTTAATTTTCTTGGACATACTTAATCTCCTTGATAGGTTGTTGTTTAATTATACCTTTTTGCGTCGTTTAACGCTTACTTTTTCGCCTTGTACATAGGAATGATAAGGCGACCCTGTATTAGGGTCGTATTTAGAAGCAATAGCCAAAGCGCGAAGAGC